GCCTGATTATAGGCTTCCTGCAACGCTTCTATTTCTTTTTGTACTGATTCCCGTTCCTGTTGCGCCTGCGCAAGCGTGCCTTCGGCCTCGACAAGAGCGTTCATACCTTCCTCAGCCGCCTTGCCATAAGCCTTTATCTTCAAAAGATCCTGTGCGCTTGCCACATACGCTTTCATTTCATCCTTCGACATGCTGAGCTTTCCGGTCGATTCCTCGATCGCAAGTCCCATCTCCGGGAAGAGTGTATTGAGCTGGCTGACACAGGCCTGCATTTTAGCCTGTTCCTCAGCAGTGAGGTCGGACTTTGATGCGAGACCGTCCAGCTGATCAATGAGCCTTCCCGCTATATCAGCCTGTGCATCTACCTGAGCGAGTGACTTGTCCGCCTCTTCGAATGTCGTATTTATCGACGCCTGAGCACCTTCCAGGGACGAGATAATGCCCTCTGACGCACTCTTTACCGTCTGGAAGCCCTCATTTGCTGCAAGGGCATTGTTCCGCGCCGTTACCATGACCGCTGCCAGCGCAACCAGCGATCCGACCACGATCGCCGCAGGATGCGCCATGAGCGTAGTATTGAGCACCTTCATTGACGCCTCAAATCCGTCTGTCGCTACCTTTGCGGCTCCCTGCGTGACCGTCAAGCCTTCGACCGCTGCCTTTTCTGCCTGATAAGCGTCGATGAGCGGCTTGCTGACTTCGAGCGCCTTTGCCGCGCCCTCTGCCATCATTGACATACCCTTTGCCGCCGGAGCCGCCGCCGCAGTGACCAGAAGAAGCTTTGCGACTACCTCTTTGCCTCCGTCGGAAAGATTGTCGAACCACCTGCAGATCTCCTGCACCTTGTTCCCCGCGCTCTCGATCGCCGGCGCGAAGGTATTAAGAAAAGCCTGACCGGTCTGGATCCCGGCATTCTTGACCAGATTCAGATTCTTATTGAACTGTGCTGCGCTTGTATTGCTGACCTTCTCAAAGGCCTTGTCTGTCGCGCCTACGGACGCATTCATCTGCTTCAGCGCATCGTCAAAATCCTCTGTGTGCTGGATCAGCGTTGCCGCTGCCTTGCCGGCTTCCTGGGACCCGAACATATCTCCAATGGACTTACCGCTGTTCGATGCCTCTGTCGATACAATCGTGAGGACATCCTTCAGCGAATACCCGCTGTCCATGAGCTCTTTGAAGCTCTTTCCGGTGCTCTCCTTGAGGATCTTCGACACATCCGAGCCGGACTTGCCCAGCTCATTGAGCATGCTGTTGATATAGGTCGTAGACTCTGCCGTCGCGATACCGTTCTTTGTTGTCGTGACGTATGCAGACGCGATGTTATCTAGATTGACCCCGTACATGTTAGCCGTCGGGATAACCTTGCCCATCGAAGATGCCAGCTCTGCGACGGTCGTTTTACCGAGGTTTTGCGTTGTGATAAGCTTGTCGGAGACATCCGTCACCTTTTCAGCTTCCATGCCATAGGCGTTCATAATTGTGGTCAAGACGTCGAGAGAGACGCCCACGTCTGCAAATCCCGACTTTGCAAGCTTGGTCGCATTTCCTACGAACTGGACCGCATCCGCAGTATCCTGACCTGCAGATATCGCAGAATAAACACTTTCGGCAATATCTGTCGCGGCAATTCCTGTCTCGTTTGACATATCTACGACCGCGCTCGACATATCGCCGATGCTCATCACCGATTCGTCCGCGATCGTGCTGACCTTTGCCATCGATGTCTCAAAGTCTGACGCAAGCTTTACGGATGCCCCCAGAGCCGCGCCTGCCGCAGCTGAGACCGGAGCCAACGCCTTCGATGCGTTGTCCAGCGCTGTCGACGCGTTGTGAAGATTCGATGTCAGCTTATTAAAGCGCTCATCAGCGGCAGCCTTAGCCGCCGCGTCGAGCTCTTTGGACAGATTCTGAAGCTTGGCGGTCGTTTCCGCTGTCTCCAGTTCCGCCTTGTTCAGTTTCTGTTCCCACTGCTCGACGCGCTTTCCTGCTGTATCGTAGGCACGCTCACCAAGCTTGACGCGCTCTGTCAGATCTGCGACAACCTTCTCCTGCTCAGCCATCTCCTCTTCGGAAGCTTCACCGGATTTCCGCATCTCTTCTAGTTTTGCGCGTGCCTGCGACAGCTGTGTGCGGTAATTTCCAAGTTCAGACCCGACTCTCTGGTAATCTGACTGTGCATGAGCGAGTCCGGCAGCGACCGCATCCTGCTTATTGACCTGAGCGTCGAGCACTCTGGTCAATGCGTCGTGCCGTTTCTGCAAGCCCTCAAGGCTCTTCCCGCTTCCCTGCGTCTGCACCTCTGCGAGCTTCATCTCGCTCTTCATCTGGCTGACGGATTTCTGGCAGGATGTCACCGCACTCTGAAATTGTTTTTCGCCCTCAAGTACTATCCGGGCACCTATCTTTTTTTCTGCCATAATCTATCCTTACATATCCATGAGCGAGTGCACTTCTTCAGTACCTTTAAACACCATCCGCTCCATCCGCATATTATGTAGCTTTTTCCATTCGTAATAAAGGTCTTCCCATTTGCCGAAATACATGTGTCCGACTTCTCGCTCAGAGTATCCGATGTCCATCATGACGATGACCATCCATGCGAAATTCAGATAATCGTCCCCGTCTCCGCTTCCTGCATTGGCGGGGTCATCTAGTTTTTTCTCTCAAAGCACTGCAGGAATTCATTGTGGACGATTTCCGACAGCTGGTATGGCGGCATGTCGACCATGCGCTTCAGCTTCTCCGGCGTGTATTCCGGAACGGGCTCCCCGAGGTCCTTCAGGATCTCACAGCCCTCATCGACCATCCACTTCAATGCATTTAAGAGTGCCGTGATGCTGGCCGGCGTTACTACATTCCCGATCATCATTCCTTCTTCATCTTTGACAATCTCTCCTTTGTCATCCAGCTTAGGCACGAATGTATATATCTGTTTTTCAAATGTCATGATTGATCCATATACATCCTGGATCTTCTCAAGCACTACAATGTCGCACTTGAGCGGGAACTCTTCTCCCGATAACGTGATAGTATTCGGTTTCTCAAACATATTTACCTCTCAAAATAAAAAAGCGGAAATGCTCACGCACTCCCGCTATATGTATTGTCGGATTATCAGCCGGCTCCGGAGCCGGAGCTGCTGCCGGATCCGGATCCGCTGGTCACGCCGAACTTGCTGAGGATATAATCCTTAGCGTCCTGAACATCTGTGAAGCGCTCTCTGTATCTCCAGTTCCCGCTCTCGTCACACTTGGCCTTGCCGGCGATCGACGGAGTTTTATACGTGATTGAGCTGCCCTTTGTCTCGAAGTCATCGCCCGGCTCTGTGAACTTGACCAGCGGCAGGAATACTGCTACCCAGGACTTCACTCCGCGGATCTTCTCCGGTGCGATGACGCCAACGCCGACATAATTTGCATTATCATCTTTGTTGGATGCGATCTCTCCACTCTCGGAATCAACCTCATTTCCGAACATGTCCTTACGCCATGCATCCGGGATCGTATCAGTTCCCAGATTTACATCAGCATCGGTGAATTCTTTGTCATACTCGGAATTCGCGTCATCGTCAGCCGCAAGGCTGCCCTCTGCATAATTCGGAGTTACAGTAAAAGCAATCGCACGGGCCGAAAGAGTCGGCGCCGTATATGTTTCGCTGGCTGCGTCGTATTTGCCAACATACGGATATCTTAAGCCATAATATGCCATAATCTCTTATCTCCTTAAATTTGTGTTGTAATGCTGCCGTCCGCAATGAACTCGAGATAGCTGCGTGCTTCAGCGAGTGTTCCGAACGTCATATCTTTTTTCCAGTTTCCATTATTGGCCGGGAGCGCCCTCGCCTTGATCTCAGGAGTGGAGTAATTGATGTCCTTTCCTTTTGTCTCAGTGCTATCCTTGATGCTCAGGATATAGACCTTATAAAGCCAGGTCATCACCCATGACGTCGTTCCCCTGTATCTCAGCGGCCTGATGAGTCCGAGCCCGATTAGGGATTTCTTGCTGAGGTCTGTGTGTATGAGCCCTGTCATCGCAAACATTGTGCTTTCGATGTCG